AATAAAACCGGCTCTAGGATTTAGAGCAGTTAAGGACAACAATGGCAGATGATCTTTTTAACGAGTGGAGTACCGGAGTCTCACTAGCTAACAACACGTATTTTGAGGAGATTCCCGCAGACGTAAACGATCCAGCAAATTTTTCGGTATCTAGGGATCAGATACCAGATAATCCGGTAAATCCTTCTGACCCGATTCCTGTTCCGGAAAACGGAATACAGGAGCCAGTAATTCCTGTTACTCCCGCAGACGAAGGTCCTGAAGTTATTAACCTCGAAGATGGCGGAACGGTTACTATAGAGAAAACCAGCAAGGGCTGGAAGGCTATATTGGATAGTGGAATTTCCGGAGTCCCCCAAGAAAATTTCTATGGAAATACTTGGCGTCAGCTTTTGGCAAACCTAGCTAAGGGTAAGTTGGAAGCAAGTAAGGCTATCAAGAAGCTCAAGAAGGAAAAACTTCTCGGTGGGGATGATCCAGTTCAAACTCCTACCGCCACCCCACAAAGAATTCTTACTGCTAGCGTTCCTACGGCTGATGATATTTATTCCATCAAGAATAAGATTGGTGAAAATCCTGTCGAAGCTATTGACGAATACTTTTCTAAGAGATTTGGAGTCTCCCCGGAAGAGTTCGCCGAAAAGCTGAAAAGTGCGGATAAGGCTGACAAAATCGTTCTTGCCCAACAAGTGAAGACAGCGGTAGACGAAGTTAACGGGGACTTTATTAAGAATAACCCCGACTACGTAGAAGACTATACCGGACAAGATGTTGCAGGAAAGAACGCTAGAACTCTTATAGCCCGCGTCAGCAAGATTTATCTTAACAAAAAGATTACCCAGAAGACTACCGACGAGGAAGTAGACAACACCGTTGCCGAGCTTTTCTCAAAAGGCTTCTGGACAGCAGAAAATCTGGAGACAGCAAAGGACGAGTTGATTGAAAGCGGATTGCTTGAACGCTCAACGAAGCCTCGCTACTCTACACCACAACCACTACCAGTGACGGTTAACCGTCCATCCGAGCAGCCCGCCCCGCGTATTGCAGCGACCCCCGGACAGTCAGTGGCCCCAGCAGGACTATCGGCCAGGAATAATACTCCTGTCCCTGAGCCTTCTATACGAGCACTGACAGCCACCGATCTTCAGTCTATGCCTTTGGACCAGCTTCGCAAGTTGGCGCAGGCCCAAATCGCTCAGGCTAAGAACCAGCAATAATATTTAAGGTGGGCCAAAAATGGCTTATACACCAGCAGTTAACACCGTCGCTAGTGGCAACTTTCCGAACGCACTGGCAGTTTACTAAACAATTCTGGTAAACTAAAATCCGGCTATATCGGTGGAGACCTGCATAATTGAAGTAAAATTTTTCTTGACAAAAGAAATTATTTATGCTATAATGTTCTTAGAATCGAAAAGGAGCAGTATGGCAAAGAAAAAATCAAGAACAGTTTTCATTACAGCGGAACTTGAAATTGATTCGTTTTTCGGAGACATTGATGAAACTTCCCTAGTAGGGGAGTGGATCAAAGTAAAATCTGGGGAATACGAAAACGCTATAATGGGTGTCATAACTTCAGTTTCTACAGAAAATACCGAGGAAAGATAGAATGCCGTCGCAAATAGAAGCAGCGTATATGGCGGGAATTATGGATGGAGAGGGAACATTTTCCATTACTAAGATTCGCCAGAATAGAGTATACAAAAACGGAGAAAGGTCTAAAAAGTTTGCCTATCAGCTTCACATAAACGCCTACAATTCTAGTAAGAAATTAATAGATTGGGTAGTGAAAAACATAGGAGGGACTTTGTACACTAGTAAAGAGGACCTTAAAAACCCTAAATGGAAAAGAAAACACATGGTCTTTTTCGGTAATAGGGAAAGCATGGAATCTTTGATAAATCTTATTTTACCATACTTGGTAATTAAGAAAGAACAAGCTTTAGTTGCTCTCCGGTTTCTGAATTTGCACGACCTACCTCGGCCACAAGAAAGAGAAGAGTTAAGACTAGAAATGCTTAGGCTTAACGACTCGTGGCAGAGACCGAAATATTCTAAATCCGTAACGACTAATACGCCGGACATATCTAATGATATGAAGATAGAGTCTGAACTGTGCGGTGACGTACAGAGAGGTTCCGGGGTGATCCGGAAAGTCGAAAGACAGTGATCTGAAAAGACACTCCCAAAACAAAATTGATGAACGTAAGGCAATTCCTAACCTAAAAGCAAGTACACCTTTCTTTGGCTAGACGTGTGGCCCGCTAGAGCGAAATCTCTAGATGAAAATTTTCTCTAATTGACTTGAAATCTGAAACGACAACAAGGCGGAAGCAGGTAGAAATACCGGGCACCGTGAGAGACTAATCGAGAAAACACCTTTACGGGTGATGTGATAGTCCGAACTTACAGGAAAAGAAACTGTAAGAGTTAGACAGAAATGATCTAACCTCAATAGAATGAGTAACATAAAGGCACCAAACAGTGGCCTCTGCCACTCCACTCCGGGAATGTGATTCAGTTTTATTCCTACAACCTCTTGGGCGCGAATGTCGGTCAGACCACCGAAGGCTTCGTGGGTTCTCCAGTTCCTGAGAGCTCAGTAAAGATTCAGGCCACAATCGGGCAATACGCTGATTACACCAATAGCTCCGATTTGTTCCTGGATACCGCGATTGACGACAAGGGTGCGTTGTCTTCGCTTGCAGAGGAAATGAACTATCGCCTCGCCCTCACCCTGAATCAGTTGGTTTCAACTTCGGCTGATGCTCTGAATGGTACGGATAACACTGTCAACCAGCAGCTTGCCCTTGGTACCTATATTACCGCTTCCAACCTGCGTACCGTTTCTCAGCAACTTGAGTCGGTGAACGTCCGTCCGTTTGAGGATAACACCTATGCAGGCGTGATTAACCCCCTGGTTGTGCATGACCTGTACAATGACGCCTCCTTCAATGGTCTGACTGACATTATGAAGCGTCAAGGTGACACGGCTAAGAAGTTGTTCGAAGGCTTGGATCGTGACGCTCCTCTGGAGTTCGCGGGTATCAAGTTTAAGAGCACCACGACTGCCGCCGCTGTTACTATCAGTTCGAATTTGTACTATCCGACGTATATCTTCGGCGACGATGCTCTTCTGAGTATCTTCCTCGGACCTAACCCAGCGGATAAGAATAAGAAAAATTATTCTTTGAATATCCAGATGGCCCCCGAAGGTGGTTCAGTCTCCGACCCCGCACGCTTGATTGGCGGCTGGATTTCGTACAACGTCAAGTTCGTCGTCACACCCCCACCGGGCACAGTGATGAGGGCACGCAAGATATTATCCCAGACCAGCAGTTCGTAAAAATTTCGGGAAAGTAGAAATATTTTCCCGAAAGTACTTGACACGAGAAGCTGTTTGTGGTATAATGTAGTTAGAGTCAAAAAAGATGTCCTACCTGATCCGTAGGACTTAACCGAGAAGGGCAGCAGCCTCCACTGTTGCCCAACTCAAAACTTCTGGAGGGAAGAATGTTGAATGTTTATCTAATAACCAATACTATTAATGGAAAGAAATACGTAGGACAAACAAAAACTAAGATTATGCGTCGTTGGTCGGCGCATAAAAGAGACTCCAAGCGTGTAGATAACCTGTTTTACAGGGCTATCCGTAAATATGGTCCTGACGCTTTTGAAGTAGTTTTGTTAGAAGATTGGGAAACTCAAGAAGAAGTTAATGACGCTGAAACGTGGTGGATAAAAATTCTAGATACACAGAACTCGGAGTTCGGGTATAATATAAAGCCGGGCGGAGGAAAAGGTCCTCTTCCCGAGTCCGTTAAGCAGAACATCAGTAAAGCACATTTAAAGAGATTTGAAGACAATCCGGAACTTCGTGAGCAGCGTGGCCTTATTAATAGGGGTCGAAAGTTTTCAGATGAAGCCCGAGAGAACATGAGTAAAGGTCATCTCGGAATAAAGCTTCCTGAATTTACCGAAAGTCATAAACAAGGAATCTCCAACAGTCTGAAAGAAACTTGGAAAGAGCGTCCTTGGACTACCGGCCCGAAAACAGAAGATCAGAAACAGAGAATTTCTTCGGGTTTAGTAAGTTATCACGCGAATAAGACTCCCGAAGAAAAGGAAGCTTTTAGTTAGAAACAAAGAGAAATAACTCTAGCCAACAATGCTAGGAAACGATCAGAAAAGGAAACACAACGACCGTAATTCACATAATTCTCGTCGCAGTTGGCTTGATTGTCTCTGGTTTTGTGGGCGGGCTAATCGCTACAAAGATACTCACTTCCTGTATTGAGTATGCAGTAGGTAGGGGTTTGAACCTCTAATTTAATTAATTTAACTAATTCTAGAAAAGGATACATAATGGCAGACGAAACTGAAGTGAAGATCGAAGCACCCGTTGAAGAAGTTAAGCCCGAACTAACTATCCCCAATACTAAGTTTATTACCCACGAGGAATTCAATGTTCTGCTGGGTGTTCTCGAAGATCACGGGATTCATTCTGGCCCCTCTCTCGTAGAATTTTATAAGCAAAATAATAGTTTCGTGGAGTAATCTGTGTCTAGTAAAATAGTATTTTCTAAAGTTTTTCCGCATTTCTCTTTAGGGAATTTTGTGGCCGTTTGGTATCCTACAGTAAAGTTCGGTATATACCGAAATCAAAGTGACCAAAGCGAGTATACAGGATACACTTATATGGGTATAAACATCGGACGGCTGGGACTAACCTATGTCAACTAGTCTTCCAAATCCCGAAGCGTTTTCTCCTGCCGAGGCGAGTGAGTTGCAGTCTATACTCACCCGTCTTGCTGCGCTTGAATCCGATGTTGTGGTTCTCAAAACTGCTCCGGTTTCTGGCGACACCTCCAAGTTTGTCACAACTGAACAACTAGCCGGATTCGGTATTCATCTGTAAGGGTGGTTTCTAGCCGGATTCAAAAATGTTGAACCTTGGCCGGGGATACATTCTAGATTGTTAAGCCTCGTATTCCGTTTACCGGAAAGCTTATGCACATCGCTACAGTATAAAGGAACGCGGACTGCGGGCCAAGGCTTTTCAAGACCTCCAGCGAAATTACTCCCCACCCCTACAATTTAATCTTTAACATAT